GGTTTTGGTAATCTTGCTCATATTTAATTTCGTCTTTTAATTCTGATAATCTGCTTTGCTCATCCGGAGATAAATTTTTCTTTTTGCTCAGAGAGTTATATTCGCTTTGCATGGACTCTAAATGTTCATTACTTAAATCTAATTCAGACTCTAACTCGGACATTGTATTTTGCCCCTCAGCGACCGTATCAAAAGAGATACCTCCCTGTAATACTAAATCTCCTGTGGTAATTGCCTTACCCTCTGATAAGTCTTGTATGTTTTGCTCAATTTCCGCTTTAGTACCTATCTCTCCTCCGGAGCCTTTAACACTTCCGACATTAGCATTATAAACATCAAACGGAGTAGATACTAAACCCATAAGAGCCATAGCGGCCGCCGTCTGAGGCCCTGTTTTAGTTATGATGTTTTTCCAATCCTCAGCCGTAGGCTTAGCACTTTCAACACTATCGGCTTGAGCCGCTAATAAAGTCATTGTATTAGATACGACATCCTGTAACATTTCTGTACTAACTTCCGTACCCATTCTTTTAAAATATTCTTTTGTAACTTTTGTAATAGCACTACTCAACATCTTTTTAGCCGTAGGACTATTTTTAACGCCGTCCCATAACATTTTAGCGGCCGCTTTTTTAGCGGCACCCTTTATAGGAGCCGTCATTACACCAAAACTACATACCTCTAAAAGCCCGTTAAGAATACCACCGGATATACCGGCTACCTTAGCGGTTTTATCATCAATACCTTTTTCTCTTAAATCCATGTATAAATTCATACCCTCAACATCAATAGAGGTATGAAAAGTACCTAAGAGCATACCATTACTGATACCCTCAACAACACCGACTACGGTACCTCCAATACGTCCGGCTCCGGCTCCAACGGCGGTACCTCCGCCCGGCTCGACAACCGTACCGGCTCCGGCTCCGGCTATTTGTCCCTGTAACCCTCTTATCCCTACTGATACGGGTACAGTTGCGAGAGAATATGCCGCACCTTTTTTAAGTCCCTCTCCATAAAAAGGTAACATCTGAGCGGCCTCCCCAAACATAGTCTTAAAAGGATTAGCCCTAAATTTAGCAAAAGAAAATTCCGGGGCCTCTGTAATTCCGTATTTGTCTAAAATTTCAGAGTGCCGGCCTTGAGTTAATGCTTTGGCGTCCTCGATAGACATTTTACCGGACCATACTTGCTTTGCTAAGTCGGCCCGATATTGAGTCATATTACCCATATCAAATTTTATTTTAGCCTCATCCCAAACGCCTAAGTTTTTTGTTTTAGCCGCCTCCTCATCATAAGGCTCTAAGTTATTCCAATCAATATCATTGTTAGAGTTTTGACCGTAACCGTTTTCATCAATAGGTACAAGATTATTATAGTCAATAACCTCATCTTGGTATTGAGAGTCATCCGGAGGTAAATCTTGAGACTCCGGTAAAACATTAGGGACAGGAGGTAAAGCCTCCATATCCATACTATCATTTATTGCATTTAAACTATTTGCGTCAATCGGATCTAAACCGTTAAAGTCTATATCCGGATTATATTCATTATCCATTATTTTACAACCTCTCTACGTCCGTCCGGATATATTCTATAAACACGTCCGCTACTTTTGTCTTTAAATAATTGTCCGTTTTTAGGAATATTCTGTAAATGTGGATTAGTTCTCTGAGTCTGTCTCGTAGTAACCCCTTTTACAATACTTTGCATTTGAGCCTCTGTCAGAGGTTTACCCGTTTGAGCCTCTGCCCTCTCGGCCCGTTTTACAAATTCTCCTGTCATATTGTTAATAGCGTCAAGACGTTTAGCGTCATCCCCTTTATAATTTGTTTGAGCAAATTTATAAATTTGAGTGTATCCTTTGGAGTAATTATCGTCTCCTTTTAATGTACCCTGTGGGCGACCGAATACGTCTGTACGCATATCCTTAACTCTTTTAACTCGGCTCTTATTGAGTTTAATCATGTAGTTATCGTATTGCTCTCCGGTAAAATACTCTCTATTTTCCTCAACCAAATTTTGAAATTTAAGTATGTCCTCTAATTCAGCATTAGGGCTAATCTTTCCACTCTTACCGGATATTCTCGCCCATTCCTTAGTAACCTTATCATGGGCGATTTGTTGATTTTGTTTAAAGTTTTCTTTTTTACTAATCTTATCTGATGACATAGATTTAGATAAAATAACATTGTAATCTGAGGCTTTACCTCCTAATTGAGCAATACGCCTTTTATCTTGCATATACATACTCGGAGTATATTTACCCTCAGCCGCTAATAATGTTGCATTTTCTTTTATGTTATAAATCTCAAAATACGCGTCTCTTTTAGCCGCTGAGTTTTGAGCCGTTACCATTGTCTTAGCCATTTTCTTTAAACTTAATTTTTTCTCCGGGCTTATAATAGAGTCTAAGGCTCCGGAGTCTAAAACGGCATTAACTTGATTAGGAGTCTTACGATCTAACAATCCCATAATATAAGACTCGGCTATATTCTCTTTAGCCTTTTGTATTTCTTTAACCCCTTTATTACCATAAGCCATTTTTATAGAGTCGCTTAACGGATTACCGTTAGCGTCAATATAATTATCAAAGTTTAAACATTCAGCAAGAGTCTCTAAACTTCCGCTTTTACTTGCACGAGTCATAAGACCGTTAATCATACTATCTATTTTGCCCTGTGCATTTGCGGTATCCTGTCCGACTTGCCATGTATGTAATTCGCTTAATTTTCCTCTAAAACTATTTGTGATAATTCCGGCCATTTTTTCTTTAACGGCAATATCGGTAGTGTTATCAAGTTCAGCCATTCTCGTAGCAATTAACTCTCTACCTCTTGTCTCAACATTTTTTACGGCCAACTGAGGATTATTTATGTTGTTTGCTTTTTCTTCCTCAATAATGTCATACATTTCATTTTCAATAGCGATAGATCTATCATAAGCCGTCAGAGTGTCATTAACATTCTTAATTTTAGCATTGATAGCGTCCACTTCTTTTTGCTTTTCAGCCGCTAATTTAAAAGTGGTATCCGCTATTTTATCTACATTACCTTTTAAATGCCCTGTTAATTGAGCGGCTGAGTTATCAACCACTACGGGCATTATTGATGAGGCTAATTTATCTTGTGTATATCGTGGTACCTTTGCCATATCTCCTCCTATGAAATTCCCGAACTCAACGGAGCATATACATTAGTCTTAACCCCTCCAAAAAGTGTGGCCGTACTTGATGTACCAACTGATGAACCGCTTGCCGTTGTACCCCAACTTACATTAGCGGCTTTTGTTGTACCGCCCCCCATTTTAAGTCCGGCCGCTTTTGCGCTCATAGCGGTTGTTGCTACCGTAGTTAAGGCGTCAGTAAATCCACCTAACAAAGCATTACGCCCGTTATTGAATTGTTGTTTACCTAATGATTGATAGTAACTTACTTGAGCGTTGCCCTGTAAACGTAACATATCAATTTCCTGTTGCCCTAAAACTGCCGTCTCATGCAAAATTTCTAATGGGGTACCTCTGCCGGTATCCATTCCGTTTTTAGCCATAGCCATTACTTGCTGAGCGGCCACTTTATCTATTTCACGTCTCTTTTGTTGTATCGCTAAATCGTTTTCATTTCTCGCTATTTGAGCCTGTCTCATATAAGCAATACCGGCCTCAGTATTAGCGGAGTGTTGTTGTATTCCCTGTACGATTGACATACCGGCTGATACGGCGGTTAGCGCTACTAATGCTCCTGTACTCATTCTTTTACCCTCGCCCATATATTCATATCGTTACCTAAGTTATCGTATTTTCTAAGAGTTCCCTCTTTTTCAAATTTCAAGAATTTTAGCCAACGATTATGTAACTCATCATCTGTGGCCCTAATTTGTATCCTATGATAACCGTTTAATATTCCGGAGTTCATAGCCTTTAAGATAGTACGAGAAAATTGGAATACGTACTCATGTAAATATTTTGACGGTAGTACCCATAATTCACATACTCCGGGCCATAAATCTTGGACTCCCATGATAGCAATTACTCTACCCTCGCAAATTATAGTACCGGCTTTTTTGCTCATTTCAAAAACTTTCAAAGCCGTTTGAACATTAGCGAGCGTAAAAGTTGTATTCAACTCATAGTCTCTAACGTCCATTACTTCTACATGTTCTGCTTTAAAAGGTATTACAATCGCTTTACTCATCAATAGTCTCCATAAAAATATCTATTGCCTGTATCGTACATGGTAGAGGTACATCCTGTACGACATAACAAAATTTTCTGTACTCTGTATTATCTCTTACATCCTCTCTCATATTTCCGGAAAAAAGAGGACTTGGCCTGTTAGTTTTATGCTCAGCCTTACGAAAAGCAACTTTAGATAAATCGTAAAGGCTCGTGCCGTACTTAACCCCTAATGTATTCAAAAATTCAAATACAACCTTAAATACATGACGAGGCTTATTTTGTGCTGAGCCTGTTGTCCCTCCGGCTTGAATATTCATAGTCTTTAATAATCCTCTGTATGAATATCCAATATGTACAACGTCCGCTTGATTATCTAATGTAATTTTTCCGTCCGTAACGACTCTATCATTATGGAGCGCACCGTCAGTAACGACACTAACCGTCTCGCCCTCTAAATGTTGCAAGCCGCTAATTTTAGATGTTGTTAAAGTCCATTCTCCCGGAGCCAAAGATGATTTATCAAAACTACTTGATAATAGACATTTAACCGTTGTAGCGTTTGTGTATTCGACAATAGTCATACGGCCGCTACCCGTACCGTCCTCATCATGAATACGCCATATTTCACGATCAACATCCTCAGCGTCAAAAAGAGAATTACTACTCGTTACCGTTACAACCTTATTAGTATCCGGAGTACCTATCGTTAATGTTGTATCAGTATCAATACCTAACCGACTTCCGTCATAAGTCAAGCAACTATCTAAATGACTTTCTAACTTCTGTCTTTGGTACATATCGTTACCCCAACGCTCTTTATCGGCGCTCTCATTATTATCATCAGTATAAAAATCCTCAAGCGTTTTATATTTTTCAAAATCCGTAATAAATTCTACATAACGTCTTGTCCTACCGTTAATATATCTTTCAACGATTAACCATAATTGCTCATAGTTATCTTTACGAGGCATAATGCCGGCACTAATAACTTTACAATTTGTGCCGCCTATAATCTGTCTATGCCAACCGGAAATATCCTCAGACTCATGGTATGTTAAGCCAATTAACTTACCGTCTTTTCTAACGTGCCATAAAATATCCGGCCTACTTTGTTGGAATACGATCTCTCTTGTACCACCGTCTAAAATTAAATCCGATACCAAATTTTTATCTGTTGCTTTATAAGAGTCATAATATAAATCATACTCTAAACAACGCAATATCAAGCCGCCTCTTTGGAGATAAAATAAAGAATTTCCTCGAGGGACAGGCTTAACCTTTTCACAACCGCAAGAGTCGATAGGCCTAATCAATACCCCACTCTCAGCGCTAAATGCTGAGTCGTACCCGTCAGCACTCACAACCCTACGAACACCGCCAAAAGTTCCTACTAAGAAATATCTATCGTTAGCCGTCAGCCATTGGATAGACTCTACTTTACCCTGTGAGGGATTTAAGAAAACTTTAATAGCGTCATTGGCTAAATTGCCTGTTGTAAAATCATCATATCTCGGAGTCCCGTCATCCGATTTAGGGCCGCGGCTCATTATCAACATTTCCGGATCATCATCTGTACCACCATAAATAAGTCTGCCGGCTCCGTCAAAGCAAACGGAGTGAGGGTATTTTCCCGTACCCGTAAATGGATCGCTTGTACGAGTAAATGTATTAAACGTCCAATTTGTATGGCCGGTACGTGTTAATTTTCTCGGAGGATATTTAGGATGTACAAAATAAGACGTATCAGCATTTTGAGCGAATTGTATCTTATGTAGATACTCCATAATCTCCTCATCCGACAAGCCCGTAATATCTGTATAAGGATTGGTTATTTCATAGATTTTATTTACAGTACCTCCGGAGGTATATGTTAATTCTGATAAGTCAATAGCCTCCCCGTCTATATCCTCTAAAGTAAAGGTATTAGTTGTAGCGCTTGCAACGATATAAGAGCGGCCGTTTAATATGTCTATCGAGCCTACTAAGTCATTAACAAAAATTTCATCCCCGTTTGAAAATCCATGAGAAGTTATTGTAAATTCTCCCGTAGCAACATCAACCGCCGTAATTGATTTATCATTCTCAACGATAATACTTTCATCTTTATAAAAACGAAAATATCCCGGAGTACATTCTACTAAATAGGCTTGCTCATCTGAGAACTGAAAAGGTATTAAACGCCCTAAAGAATTATTTTTTGTAGGATTAACAAAACGAGTACCCGTTCTATATTTTGCCGGGCCCGTTGCCTCAAGTATAAAATTTTCTATACGAGCGCAACCATTACCATAAACCTTAATATCACTTCTCGCACCAACTGAGGGACATAACTCTCCCCCTACAAAATTCATACATGTTTGATTTACGTCCGGCATGTTTCTAATCCCTAAAAATTAAATATTTTGAGGCACTACTCGTACCGACCATATTACGAGCGCGGCGATATTTACTCCTCTGTATTCTTTGAGGCGGTCTCTCTTGACCGTCTATTGAAATGATTTTAGCCTCTGCGGCCTCTATCTGTTTCGCTAATCTATCCATGAGAGTTTGTTTTCCGGTTTTCTTAAAAGCAATATTCAAAGCCAAATATAACGAAAATAATTGTACAAATCCGGCGTCAAATAATCTCACGTCATCAACTCTTTTTATATATCGCAATTTAACGGACGGAGCCTCCCCATTATTTAAGAGCAAGTGTTCTCCCGTTAAATCAAAATCTAAGTCAATTAAAGAATTATGCTCATCCCAACTTATCAGCCTTAGAAAATCATTAGGCAATACGTAGGCGTCTGAGTAATCAAATTCCGGAGTATTTAATGCGTCTCTCATAATTATTTTTCTGCCTTTAGCAAAATTCCAAACGTAATTACGTAGTATGTATTCCAATACTACGTAATAATGTCTCGCGCATAACTTCTCGTTATCCGTTTCCGGATTTTCAATATTTGCTACATCCGCCTTTTCGTTAAGATGATCCATAGCAATATTACATATATCTACTGCCGTTTTTACCCCTGTCTGAGCCATGTTATCTCCTTATAAGTAAAGTGCGCACGAGGGCGCACTTTATTATTAAATTCATAAAATACTTTTTGCTATCCATTAGCCCTGTACAAAAGTACCTATAACTGTTACAGTACCCGCCGCGCTTGGAGCGGTATTTACTGTGATTGCTATATCGTATGTGTCTTTTCTGTTAGCGAGGGTATGGCCGGCAAGTTCGTATAGTTGCTTACATCTGTCAGCGGGATCAACTGCCGCTAAACCGTTTGCCGGAGATGATGTATGACCGGTATGTAAATCTAAACCGTCATATAAACAATCTTTATCAATTACCGCACCTTTGTCCCCACAATAGAGGCCTAAGTCCACATCATTTGTACTTGCACCAATTACATCATTCAAAATCTTAATATCAACCGGAATTAAGCAAGGGTTTAAATCCGGGAATACTCTGTAAACAGAGTTTGCTGAGTCGCTTGCGCCGGTTTCAAAAGTCTGTACGATAGTAACAACTTTATTACCATGACATTTAGCGGCTTGAGCCAATTTACCTTTTTCGGTATCGTCATTTACGTATATATCTACTACTGCCATTTGTAATTTCTCCTTATGATTAAATTATCTAACTAACCACTAAGGCTACTGATTAAGTAGCCGTAGTAGTAACTTTTTGTATCTGTACACCCTCTGTACGAACTGCACCCATTTCGAGTATAGCCTGTACTTGAGTTGTTTCGTAGTAATCATTTCTTTCCTTAATGTCAAGATTTACTACTGAAACGCCAACCGCAATACCCTCAGTTGTAGCGGCAAAACATTGTCTTGTACCGCTTATAACCGGTATGATAGGATTACGAGCGTCAGCCGCGAATTTAACAATATCTAAGCCAACTGCGTTTTGGATTTCTCCCTTATCAACAACATATTGACGAGAGTAGTCTCCGGAAATAAGTTTAGTTTCACTCATTAGGGCGGTATGTTCTTCCCCTGTGATACCTAAAACTTTCTTAACCGGCATATCAGTACCTACGTCAGCGTCAATCCAATTTTCTTGGATTTCGAGTAATTTTTCATAAGTTAAACCACCCGTAGCATTAACGGTAACAACGCCGTCTTGAGCCGCTGTCAATTTAGTTTCAAAATCTCTACCTGTCCAAACGTCAGCGAACATAGCCTCAACGACTAATCTATCAAAACGCCTTTCAAGGCCCGCAACGATTGATTTTGCATATAAGCCTTTAGGATCTAACAACGCACCTCTAATATCAGATGAGTCGATAGGTAAAGTAATTGCAAAACGTCTGCGAGTGATTTTACGTCTCAAGTGTTCAATGTCTTGGAATACTACCGGTTGTATTCTACCTTTAACCTCAGTAGCCTCAACATCTCCCAATCCGTCATAAGCGAATTTATCGCCATTCATTTTTAAAATTTGTACATAAGGTCTCATACGTGCTTTAACTTGTTGAGCCTTAATATGCACCATATCGCCAAATTGGATTTTTAGTGCATTATCAATAGTTTGACCTGCCATATTTTTGCTCCTCCGATTTTTTAAATTTTTGAGTTTAAGTATTCGACAATCGGTTTCGCTACCCGTTAAACGGACGTTACCTCACAAGATACTGCTTGTGTTACAGGATAACATTTTTTATCATCAAACGGACCTAATATGGCTACCCGTTGATTACATAATAAACGATAATGCAAATTTTATCAATAATTTATTAAAAAATATTTATTTCGTTGAATAGTGTTTACTTTGGTTTAACATAAAAAAAAATGAGGGGCGCTAACCCCTCATCACATGAAAAAATTACGGTTTTACTTGTCGCCACTCAATTTGCCTATTCGTCCGTAAATCTCATCTACCTCTTGTTTAAGAGTGTCATATTTTGGATCTGTCGCGTCCATATTCATTAAAGTAGCCATTTTATTTTGAGCCTCACTCTTTAATGAGTCAATACTTTGTGAGTTATGTCCTGTACCTTTTAGAGCGTTCAAATCGTCTTGACTAATGTATTTATCGGACACACCTTTTAAAACACTTGCCATGATAACTAAGTTTTCATTACTTAAACTATCTAACCCCGGCTTAAATTCCGGAGGAGTAAATTGTTGTAATAAAGCCTTAGCCACATTTTGTACGGCCTCTCTCTCAGTTCCCCATGTCTTATCAGCGAGAGCGTTATAATCAGCGTCAGCCATAGCCTGTGCTTTCTGCATTTCAGCAAATTGGGCCATAGCCTCCCCGTTAGCATTAAGCATAAGGTTATCGTAGCCCTCAGCCAAAATACTTGCTTGCTTTGGAGTTAGAGCGGCTTTTTGGAATAAATCAGTAATTTTATCCTCAAAGCCCTCATTATGAAAACCTTTTAGATTATCCGGTAAATGAGACTCCGGCAATTTATAAATGCTTTTATCTTTTGGCCTAATCATATCCAAATAGTCATCTTGCTCTTTATCAGTAGCCTCCGGTCCGGGTATGCTAATTTTTTTACCTATAAGATTTTGAGCATTATCAAATTCCTTAAATAATCTTTCCGGAGAATCTATGGCTTGCATATAAGGTTTATCTAAATAATCCTTAGCATAAGTATTTTTAAATTCCCCAAAATCAAAATTTTGGCCTCCGTCAGAGCCGCCGTCTCCCCCGTCTCCTCCGTTACCGTTTACATCATATTCAGAGCCGGCACCTCCACCGCCTCCGGCGCCGCCGTCTCCTCCGTCATCTGCAAAATAGCATGGGCCAATCGCATGTAAAATTTGTTCTCTAAGTGTCATTGTTTAAGTCCTCCTTTAATTGCATGTACTCTATTTCCTTTAACTGTTCTTTATCTATGAGCCTACGTATTTCATAATATACGGTTTTACGGGCCTCATTATACAGGGACGAGTTAGTATTTATCTCCTGTGTATTTATGTCTAAAACTAAACTTGAATTACCAAATCCACATTTTAGCATTAGGAAATTAAAAAATACTTTCCCGTCCGGACTTTGAGCGAGACGGTTAATTACCCGCTTTACTTGGTTAATATCCGGACTCACTTGATTAGTCTTGATTTCCTTTTTATTTTCTTTTTCCGCCATTATGCCGCCGCTCCGTTATTCGCATTTTGCATTGAGTTAATCTGTGCAACATTTCTACCGATTTCAGATTGTTGTCTTGCTTGTTCTAATTGCATAATCTGAGCCTGTTGCTCTGCCCTCGCTTTACGTATGGATTGTACAGTTTGCATATCTTTAAGCATATCCTCATCCGCCCCGGACAATTTAGCGATACGGCGTAACATTTCGTCAGTATCAATATTATCCAAAATTTCCGGTACTGCGGCGGCTACACTTACGGCAAAATTGGCCGTTTCAATAGTTCCCTGTAACTCCTCACTCTGCATAGTTCTTTTAGCCGGAGAGATAAAATCGAGGTCATAAACATCTAAGCCGCTAAGTATTCTTTGAGCGATTTCCTCCGGAATATAAATAGGTCTAATGCCTCTTTTTAATAATTCCAATTCCTCAATAGAATTTTGTAAAACGCCAAATAATCCTCTTTTTAACAGAATATTAAATGTACGTTTTATCAGCGGAGTAATAACCTCCATTTCCTGTCTTGCATAAAAAGTACCTAAAGATTGACCTCTGAGGGCATTTCTTAATTGAGCCTCCCCAAAAGTCATACGAGTCTCATTGTTAAAGTCCAAAAGCCTATCAAGATAAAAATGATTATTGATAGACTCTTTTAAAGTTTCAATATGATTATACGAACTTTGTAACTCTCCTACGGTATAAAGAGGCTCTATCGGTTTACCGTTATTTATGCGGCCCGATACAGAAAATACATTGATTGCCCCGGCGCTTGTTTCAATAGTTCCGGCACCTAATGAGCCGTCATCATAAACGGCCAACGGTGGATCTAATTGCTTTTCTGTCGCAATACTAATAGCCTCTCTTGTAGCATTAGCCTCAAGAATATCCGGCATAGCGACCATAGCCGGAGAGCGTCCGTATTTTTCTCCTAAAACTTTGATAAACCTACCGACAAATACCGGCATTTCCTCAAAGCCGCTCTCTTTAATAATTTTCCTACTGCATATCTCAATATGGATAGAGGCAATAGGCATATCCTTAGCCCCGTATTTTTTAGGGTTTCTGTCAAGTCGAGGCTCGATAACATGTAACACTTTTATCTTATCCTCTAAATTTCCGTCAAGAAATGCCTTTTGAGTTTTAGAGCCTAAATTTTCTAAGCCATACTCTTTTACTGCATTTCTGATAGTCATTTCAATCTCAACAAAAACGGTATCTATTAAACCGTCTGTACCCTCATCAACACACATAGATTTAATATCCCATGCGGTATATCTGATAGGACAACTCAAATCAGTTTCATCCTCCGATACATAAATACCGGAAATACCAAAAGAGCCTTGATCCAACATATACTCATCAAGAGCCGTAACTAATCCGGCCCTCGTATTATCCATGATAGTGTGCATTTGAGAATTTACATGTTTAAACCATGCTTTTATCTCCTGTGTATCAGAAGTATCCCACGTAGGTTTTACCTTAAACGTACGCGGTCCGTTAGGCCAAAGGTTATTAACCATTACATTAGCCATTATACTATTTGCTCTCAACCCGGTATTATCGTATATATCCCCGTCCACAAAAATACCACCGTTAGGAGTTTTCTCTAAATTGTATTTTTTGTTAAATACATACTCGCTAATAAGTTCATAAATCCCATGGAGTGTGGCCTTTTCAGATTTTAACTTTTGATGTCGAGATAATAAAACATCAACTTTATTAGCCATTTTAACCTCCCTAATTTCCTAAGATTGCACGTCTGCCAACTGAAGCATTACCTAATACACCGCTTGATGATGTGCTAAGTAAAGACAAAGAGCGAGATTGTGCCGTTCCTGTACTTGTTGTGCTTGCCGTTTCTGTTGAGCCGGATGATGACGCCGCTGATTGCTGAGAGGCAAACGCACTCGCCGCCTTTTCAGCCCCCTTAGACTCTCCCATTTTCTGCCCTAATTTCGTAGCCCCGTACGCGAGACCACCAACCGCTAAACCTGTTGCAACGGCACCACCTACAACGGCCGCCGTACTTGCCGCCGCCGTACCGGCCATTACGGCACCACCGGCCGCTATACCTGCGGCAATACCACCGCCGCCTACTGCCGTTCCGATCGCCGTACCTATTGCACCAAAAATTACCGCTAATGTTGCCATAAGTTAATACCTCCTATATCTTTATTCTTACTACGTCTTATCCTGTTTAATGTTTTCAAAGGCCCGGAATTTCTACCGGCATTATCAACACCAACTTTTCTAAATTTTTCTCCGGCTTTTTGTTTCCTTACCGGATAAGCGAAAGTTAGCCAAAATGCGTCAGAGATACCCGGCGATCTGCCATAAACCTTACGGATATTATCTTTACTTTCAATATAAATTAAACCTCTTGATGTCTCTTTTGCACGAGGGACACAAAGCAAATCGGTATAAAATGCCTCGTCATCCGGAATAGATTTATTATCCTCCTCAATCCAATCACGAGCATTACACGCCATTTCTGCCCTCTTATTTAAGTATTTATCGTCCTCGATAGGACGTTCAGAAAAATTAACAGTTTGTACAATATCGCCGTAGCCTAATTCTTTTAATCGGCTTGCGATAGCGTCCCCATAACCATAATCTATAAAAAGTTTGTCGATATGATGAGTGTCAATTAAATTAGCCAATTTTCCAACATATTCCATAGGCTCCATAACCTCAGCCCATTCCTTATACATTGGTACTACATTCCCACGTCTAAGGACTAAATCAGCCGTATCTTTACCACTTCCTTTTGGATCAAAGCCGGCAATTAAAGGATCATTTAAGTTTATAGCGACTTTCCTTTTTCTCGCCCTCATAGCCTTTTCAGCGTTAATCAACGGATCGCCGGATGTTTGAAAACACTCCATAATATTAGCGGGATACTCTTGCATGA